TCACGTAATGACAATCCCCCCGGGGCCGTAAGCCAGCCCCAGACGTAGCAGAGTTGCAGCATCACGAATTTCGCGGCGGCGGGTTAGAGCCCCGGCATTACGTGCCGAAGTATCCAGTTCTTCGGGCTTACCAATATGGGCCAGAATTGCTGACCAGTTATCGTGAGAGTAATTCATCGGCACGTTAAATCATATCAGGCGTAATACCACAACCCTTAAGTTAGCGCTTATGGGCCACCGACCCCACCGTGGATTATTACCGCCCGCAGATAATCACCCAGGGCGACACCAGTAACATGGAGCAGGTGAACTGGCGCGCAAAAAAAATGATGAGTGATGCCCGTCTGTCGGGGCTGGATATCGTTGCACTGGTTGCAGGCCATCGCACGGCGGACGGTGTCCTGTGGCAGCCCGGCCAGCGTGTGCGGATTGTCAGCGAACTCCACGGCATTGATGCCATCTTTTTCCTGATGGGGCGTGAGTTCAGCGGAGGCCGGAACGGGCAGACAACCCGGCTTCGCTTTAAGGAGGACGGCGTGTGGATACCTGACGCCTTCCCGCGTGAGAAGAAACGCCATCACCGCAGGGGCAAAAAGAAAAAGAGGTCGCCATTGTTAAGGTCTGGGAGAAATGATGTGGGACAAGGTTAATCAGCGCATACAGCAGGCACTGGCCACCGTTCGCCAGGCATTCAGGGTGGTGACCGGTACGGTGGACAGTTCGACCAAAGTACAGCTTCTCCAGCTGAACGGGCTGGCAGGCGAGCAGCTGGACGGTGCGGAGTATTTTCAGCATTACGGCCTCACCACATCCCCGCCGCCCGGCTCTATGGGTATTGCCGTTCCGCTGAACGGTAATACCTCCCATACCGTCATCGTGGCCACAGAGCACGGCGCATATCGCCTGACGGAACTGAAACCCGGCGAGGTGGCCCTGTATACCGATGAAGGCGCGAAAATCGTACTGAAGCGCGGGCGGATTGTTGAAACCGAATGTGACGTTTACCGGGTGAAATGCAAACGCTATGAGGTTGAGGCAGAGGAGAACGCCGCATTCACGACACCGTTACTGACGGCCAGCGATAAGCTGACAGTGGAAGGTAAAATCACCGGCAGTGGTGGCATGGCCATCAGTGGGGGCAAGAAATATGCCGCCACCTTTGAAGGCAACATCAACCATGTGGGTGGTGTGATTACCTCCGTTGACGTCACCATTAATGGCATTAAAATCGGAACGCACAAACACCCGACCCCACACGGCATGTCTGACACGCCGGTTAATTAAGTGCTGAACACCCTCACCTGATTCTGACCTGTCCATGCTGCCAGACTGGCGGCATGGACCAGACGATTTCACCTGCAACCGGCGACTACGAACGCCGCCGGATTTATACACTTCATAACGCGGTTTATCTGCGACTGGCGACGCCGCTTGGCAGTTACTGGGCGGATGCGTCGCTGGGGTCACGCCTGCACGAACTGAAGCGGGAAAAAGACGTTTCCCGTGTTCACAGGCTGGCGGCGCAGTATGCCAGTCAGGCGCTTCAGCCCCTGCTTGATGACGGGCGGGCAAAATCCATTACCGTTGACACGAAAGCGGGCCAGCGCGGCTGGTTGTTGCTGTTAATCACCGTCACGGATAACGCGGGCACACCGCAGACGTTTGAACACCCTGTGAGGATTATGTAATGCCGTTTCCAGTTCCGGGCGTTGCTGAAAACACAGAACGCCAGCTACGTGATATCGCTAACGCCCTGCCGGGAGAAACCATCGACACCGGCGCTGACAGCGATTACCGCATTCGTGCAAATGCCGTATCTGGCGTGGCTGACGGGCTTTATATGCATCAGGGGTGGATACTCCGTCAGGTGTTTCCTGACACGGCAGACCCTGAATATCTGGAGCTGCACTGCCGCGCGCGCAATGTTTTTCGTAAAAAAGCAACGGCCTCATCCGGCCCGGCAGTGATTACCGGTACACCCGGTAAGATGCTGCCAGCCGGTGCGGAAATTCGTGGTGAAGGTGTCAGCGTGGCCACCACCGCAGACTGCACCATCGGTGATGAAGGCAGCGCGGAGGTGACGGCAAAAAGCACCACCACGGGCGCACATACGAACGCATCCACAACGCAGACGGCAACGCTGGTCAGTCCGCCGGAAGGCATCAACAGCACGGTGACGATTAAATCCCTGACCGGCGGAACGGACAGGGAAAGTGACGCCGACCTGCTGGCGCGTTATCTGGATATTCTGCGCAGGCCGCCCGCTGGCGGTAACAAATATGATTACAAACGCTGGGCGCTGGAAGTGGATGGCGTTACCTCGGCATATGTGGAGTCATTGCGTCGTGGGCTGGGAACGGTTGATGTGGCCATTACGTCAGCCAATGACCTTCCCTCGCAGGAACTGATTAATGCCGTGCTGGCACATATTGAGGAAGTCCGCCCGGTCACAGCGAAGGACACGATGGTACTGGCCCCGACGAAAAAAGCCGTTGATTTCGTTGTCCGGGTAAAAACCAGCGGCCTGACCGTTGAGCAGATAAAACCGCAAATAACTGACGTTATCACGGATTTTATGAACCGGCTGGAGCCGGGGCAGGAATTAATAATTTCACAACTGGAAACCCAGATTTCATTAATTTCCGGTGTCAGTGACCGGCGAATCATTACGCCAGCGGACAACGTAAAAGCCATTATTAACGCGTCAACGTGGGAATGGTTGCGCCCGGGAAATATTGATATTCAGCCTTTTCCGCGCGAGGGGTGATTTTATGAATATGGTCGATTTATTTCGCGCCATGCTGCCACCTGTCAGTTATGACCTGAACGGGAAATATATTTCCGCAGAACTGACAGCCGAGGCTGACGTCATGGAAGTCGTGAAGGCGTCAGCGGCGCGCGTTCTGACACAAATCACCCCGTTGCAGGCATCGATGACGCTGTCCGACTGGGAGCGCGTGTACGGTGTTATTCCTCGTGAAGGGGCAACACAACAGGAGCGGCGTCAGAACATTCTGGTAAAAATGGCTGCCACGGGGGGGCTGTCAATCCCTTACTTCAAAAGCCTTGCCGCCAGTCTGGGCTACACCATCACCATTACGGAGCCGCGACCATTCCGGGTGGGGATAAACCGCTGCGGCGACCGCCTGCTGATACCAGAAATCCGCTGGGCGTGGCAGGTCAATGTTATCGGGACAAAAACACCTGTCTACCGGTTCAGAACGGGCGCATCGGCAACCGGCGAACCGCTGACGGCCTTTGGTGAATCCATTTTAGAAAACACGTTTAAAGACCTTAAACCAGCTTTTACAGACTGTTATTTCACTTATGAAATCACATCTCAGCCAGAGCCAGTATCACCACTGACAATTAACAGAATTCAGTTTCAGTCAGTATGTCATGCTGATGCGCCTCTGCTGATAAATAATGCCGGAATGCATTTTGCAGTTATTCCTGTACTGAAAGGTAAACCGCTCACAATCAACAATACGCAGCTTCAGGCGGGAAACCTGAGTCAGGAACCATTGCTGATTAACAGAATGCAACTATTGTCGGAGCGGCGAACTATTGAACCACTGACAGTTAATACCGTTCAGTGGCAGTCGGGAAGGCAGACCACGGAGCCGATGACAATTAACAAAATACATTTACAAACAGCAAATAACAGCAGTACCCCATTAGTAGTTAACCATAATGGGCTGCACTTTGCCGTTATCACAGAGCCTTAAACAAAAGGTCTGATGTTGTTTATTTGTAATAACTACAGGAGAAATAATGCAGAGTTTAATGCCCCCGGTGAATACGCCGGATAAGTTATTTCATGATGGTGACCCGACTCAGGGAATTGAGGGAACCATCGTTACTGCTGAATTTATGAATAATCATCAGGCAGCAACGCGTGATTTGCAGCAGGAGGTGATTAACGTCCTTAAAGAGGCTGGCGTCACCCCTGACCCGGAAAAACAAAACCAGCTGGTTGAGGCGCTGACCTCGTTTATTGGCCAGAAAGTCCCGGATGCATCGCTGACGCAAAAAGGCGTAGTGCGGCTTAACAGTGCTGTTAACAGTGAATCAGAAACAGAAGCGGCTACACCAAAAGCGGTCAGGATTGCGATGGATAACGCAAACGCCAGACTGGCAAAAGACCGTAACGGCGCAGACATCCCGAATAAACAATTGTTTCTGGATAACATCAGCGGTGTGCCAAAAGCGCGTAAGGTCAACAACATGCCCCTGACTTCGGATATCACCATCAACAACATCAGCGGCAACGCCGGAACGGCAACCCGGCTTCAGACGGCCCGCAGGATTAACAATGTGCTGTTTGATGGCAGTAGCGATATCACTATCAGCAGCACCGATTCTGGTGCAGTACGTGATTTCAGGTATACCAGCGAAGTGTTTCACAATCCCGGTGGTAACGAAATTTCCTGGGTATTTCGCGCGCCTTCAGGTTGTATTTTGTCAGGTATTAACGTTCAGGAAACTGGCAAGAGCTCTGCGGATAACATCGGCGGCGTGTATTACAAACAAACTCAGATTTATATCAATGGCGGATGGCGCACGGTATCCGGCTAATTAAGGAGAAAATAATGGAACTCAGAAACGTCACGCGTTATTACCCGAAAGAGATGCCTTATGGTGAAGGCATTCAGTATTTCCGCAGTGAAGACGGACAGGATTTTTATGAATCCATGGACAAATTCACGAAGAGATACAAATTGTGCATTCACCCTGAAAGTGGCGTGATTTATTCAATGGCGGAAGACGTGTCCCGTCTTTATCCGACAGGTTTCACCATTGTGGAAGTTGATGAACTGCCGGAAGGTTTTGGCATTGAAGCCAGTTGGTATTACAAAGACGGCGAAGTGCTGCCGGTTCCTGTTGATTATTCGCAACTGGCAGAAAAACAACGCCAGCATCTGCTGACTGAAGCAAAGGACATCACATCTGACTGGAAAACCGAGCTGGAGCTGGGCACCATCAGTGATGACGACAAGGCCCACCTGATGCAGTGGATGGCGTATATCAAAGAGGTGAAGGCTCTGAATTTAAGTCATGTGAGTGATAAGGAGTCTTTTGATTTTATTCAATGGCCACAAAAACCATGAGCTAACTTTTTGTGGTATTCAGAAATATATTAACCGACACAAAAGGAAAGCAGACCTTGAATATTATAAAACTCGAAAGTTTTCGACAAATTCCGGCGAATGAGGGATTGTGCGAGAACTATTATTCAACAAATATTATTTCAGCACTGAACGAAAACGGTGTCACGCTTATCAATGATATGTCCGGTTCTGTAACATCCGTCTGTCGTGGCACTCAGGCCGTAAATACTGTAGAAAGAACGGGGCTGATTTTCACGACATCCTCATATGTCACACTGTACAGCACACTTCCGGACTTAAAAGCCTCAGCTGTACAGCTGGGATTTCGTCTGACATTAAGTGCGGGAAAGAAATATTCATCTTCGCCATCCCACATCAGGATTAATGGCTATTCATTTACAACCCCGTATCCTGATGAAGCAGCCAGTTATTACTATGAAATTTTCGCAACGCGAAACGAAAACGGCTATGTCTCAGCCAGTCTGTACTGCAACCGCTCATTAGTTGGAAATACATCGTTTTATGTACCAGATGACCGGACTGACAAAATTCAGGTGAGTATTGGTAGTGGTGACAATATTTTTTCATCGGGTGCATCCGGTACGTTAATGCTGGGTGATATGTACTGTGGAACAGTGACATACGGTAGAAATAATAGTGCAGAACCCGCCCTGCTCGGAAGCATTGAGGTCAGATACAGCCCGGTAACGGCATTTACCGGTGGAAGCGCCAAAAACTCACTGAATAAAGATATTGTCACGGGGCTGAACACCTCTGACAGCGAGGCCGGATATCTGATGCTCTCGCCGTCCCTGAATGCAGCACAGGCCACGTTTGGTGCGGTGGATAACAGCAACAGTGATGTTGTGGCCGTTATGGCCTCGGTCACTTACCGCGGTGCTGATGCCCCCAATAACCGCCTGGCCTGGAAAGTGAAAAATGGCAGCCATGAAGGCGCAACGATTACAGAGAATGGCGTACAAAGCGACACAAACAGCTGGACGACTGTCTCACAAAGTTTTATGACTCAACCAGGAGGGAGCACTCCCTTCGCTAAGGGAGAGCTGATTTTTACAGCTGAGCTGCATAACATAACAAGAAATATAGCCTGA